TAGATCAGGTGCTGAATGGAAAGAGATGGATGATGATATGAAGGAAAGCCTTGATCTCATCTGTAACAAAATCTCTCGCATTGTTAATGGTGATCCTTGGTATCATGACTCATGGCATGACATCATTGGCTATGCTAGACTGGTAGAAGAAAGACTGGAACGATTATGATTGCTGTTGATATCCACTTAAAGGTTTTCTTTAAACCTCAAGACCTACCCAATGTCTACCTAAATGAAGAAGTGCTGAGTGAAGCCATCACTGAAAACTTAACTGCTTCGTTGGAACGAATGGATGCACAAGAAGTGCTCTTTTGTTTCGTGGATATTGAAGGACTAGAATGAAAGTTAATTCTGTAACCATTAGAGAAGCAAGCAATGGCTTTGTTGTTGAGCATGTAGCTGAATCTGAGTACGACAAGTTCCTCTCTGAGTTTGTTGCTCTAGATATTGACGAAGCACTGGCTATAGCTAGGGATTTATTTGTGCATTACGATGCTGCTGATATGTCGCATATAGTAGATACACCAATTGGTAGATAAGAAAAGAAATGGTGGCGAGTGGACTGACTCTAGGTTCAGAAGCTTCGTCACCTCTGCCCTTCGTGCTGCGTCTAGGCGTTGGCCTCCTAAGTACAAAGCTCTTAAAGAAGCCTTCGTTGGTAGGAAGACTAACAAGAAGACAGGCAAGTTGGCAATGCATTACAAGTGTGCAAAATGTAAGAAGCATTTTGTTGCAGCAGATGTGCAGGTAGATCATGTGTTACCAGTGGTAGATCCTAAGGTGGGGTTTGTTAGTTGGGACATGTTCATTGATCGTATCTTCTGTGAGATAGAAAATCTACAAGTGATGTGTAAGCCTTGTCACAAGGTGAAGACAGAGCTAGAGAAAGCAGAAAGGAAAAAGAAATGAATGCAATTTTATTAAAAGAACATGAAGATGGTAGTGCTACTTATTCATTTGATATGACATCTGAAGAGCGTGAGACACTGCTTAGTCTGGGTATAATAACAGCCCTTAAAAATGGCATCAAAGAAGGAAGTAAATATGTTGGTGACATTGATGTTAACAACACACAAGACAACACAATCTGAGGTATAACTACCTTTCCTCTGGGAGCTTTGGCTCCCTTTTTTATCACCTGTTAGGAATATTTATGACAAAGTTTAAGGTCGCTATTGACCTGTCTCGGGATAGTTTGTTTGATGAACTTGGTATCCAGAGGTTGAGAGAAAGTTACATGAAGGATGAAGAGGTTAGCCCACAAGAGAGATTTGCGTATGTTTCAGAATCGTTTGCTTCAAATCAAGAACACGCTCAGCGACTGTATAACTACAGTAGTAAGCACTGGCTTAGCTACTCTACACCTATCCTATCTTTTGGTCGCTCTAAGCGTGGTTTCCCTATTAGCTGCTTTCTTAATTACATGGATGATAGTGCAGAAGGTTTGGTCGATAATCTATCAGAAACTAACTGGCTATCCATGTATGGTGGTGGTGTCGGGGTTCATGTTGGTATCCGTAATGGCGATGATAAGTCTACTGGTGTTATGCCCCACCTTAAGATCTATGATGCTAGTTCATTGGCCTACCGCCAAGGACGCACAAGACGGGGTAGCTATGCTGCCTACCTAGACATTCACCACCCTGACATCATCCAGTTCTTGGAGATGCGTAAGCCTACAGGTGATCAGAATGTACGCACACTAAACCTGCATCACGGCATCAACATCACTGATGAATTCATGACCATCATTGAGAAGGCTATGAAAGATCCTGACTTTGATGACAGCTTTCAGCTTAAGAATCCTTCCAGTGGTGAGGTGGTAGAAACTGTGTCTGCTAAATATCTGTGGCAGAAAATACTGGACCTGCGTATGCAAACAGGTGAGCCATACTTGGTGTTCATTGACACAGCTAACAAGGCTATGCCTAAGTGGTTGAGTGACAAAGGCTTGAAGATTAATGGCAGCAATCTGTGTACAGAAATCTTCCTACCAACTAATGAGAAACGAACAGCAGTGTGCTGCCTGTCTTCTCTCAACTTAGAATACTACGATGACTGGAAAGATGATAAGCAATTCATCTTGGATGTTATGGAAATGCTAGACAATGTCTTGCAATACTTTATCGACAAAGCACCATCAACAATTGCTAGGGCTAAGTACAGTGCAATGATGGAGCGTAGTATTGGAGTTGGTACATTAGGCTTCCATGCTTTCTTACAGAAGAAAGGTGTAGCCATCGATGGTGTGATGGCTAAGAGCTTTAACAATGAAATCTTTAAACACATTCATGCTTCGTGTTTACTTGCTGACTCTGTCTTGGAGCAGCAGCGTGGTAGTTGTATCGATGCTGGTCACGGCAATATTAATAGAAGGTTTAGTCATCATACTGCTATTGCCCCTAACGCTAGTAGCAGCCTTATCATGGGTAATACTAGCCCTTCAGTCGAGCCGTACAGAGCGAATGTATTTAGACAAGACACACTTAGTGGATCATTCGTCTATAAGAATAGGTTCTTGAAGGCACAACTTGCTGCACTGGGTATGGACGATGACGATGTGTGGGCATCCATCATCAGCAACGAAGGATCTGTACAGCACCTAAACATCTCTGATCAATTGAAGGAAGTGTTTAAGACTGCTATGGAGATTGATCAGCGTTGGTTGGTTGAGCTTGCAGCAGACAGACAGAAATACATTGACCAAGGTCAGAGCATTAACTTGTTCTTCCATGCCAATGTATCCATTAAATATCTACATGCCATTCACTTCCTTGCTTGGAAGAGTGGGCTTAAGAGCCTATACTATCTTCGTTCAGAGAAGGTGCGTAAGGCAGATAAGGTAGGTGCTCAGATTAAGCGTCAGCGTATTGAAGACGATATTGATTTGAAGCAGGTGGCAGAAGGTGAAACTTGTTTAGCATGTGAAGGATGATATGGTAAAAACTAAATTAGATATTACGCAAGAGCGTACAACATTCAAGCCCTTTAAATATCCTTGGGCTTATGATGCTTGGCTGCAGCATGAGCAGAGCCATTGGCTTCATACAGAAGTGCCTATGTCTGAGGATGTTAAAGACTACAAGAAGCTGAGCAAACAGGAGCAAGAGTTTCTAACAAAGATCTTGCGCTTCTTTGTGCAGGGGGACTTGGACATTGGCAGTGGTTATCATGACCACTACATTCCAGTGTTTAAGCAACCTGAGGTGAGGATGATGATGAGTGGCTTTGCAGGTAGGGAAGCCCTGCATGTAGCAGCCTATGCCCACCTCATTGAAACCTTGGGCTTGCCTGAGTCTACATACAATGAGTTCCTTGAATACAAGGAGATGGTGGAGAAGCATGACTACATTAACAATCTTAGTGCAGCACCAATGGCTGAGAAGATTGCAGCCATCTCTGCCTTCGGTGAAGGCATGCAACTATTCTCTAGCTTTGTTATGTTGCTTAACTTTGCAAGGAATGGTAAACTTAAAGGGTTGGGCCAAATCATTGCTTGGTCTATTGTGGACGAAACTCAACATGCTGAAGGCATGATAAAGGTGTATCGTGAATATGTTAAGCACAACAAAGATGAGAGCACTTCGGATCGCATCAAGGAAATTGCAAATCAAATGGTGGGTCTGGAGGATCAGTTTGTGGATCTGGCTTTTTCAATGGTCGAGGTTGAGAAGCTTACGAAAGAAGAAGTGAAACAATACATCCGCTACATTGCAGATCGTAGGCTCATCTCTATGGGGATGAAGGGCATCTATAAGATCAAGAAGAACCCTCTGCCGTGGGTAGATGGTATGCTTGGTGTTAGCCACACCAACTTCTTTGAGCAGCGTGTAACAGACTACAGCAAGGGTGCTACCACTGGTACTTGGGATGATGTATGGGGTAAAGCAGCATGATCGTTGTAGAACTAAGACAGGGCATTGGACTTGATATTGAGTTTAACGAAACCATCTGCCACATCATTGATGATGGTGGACCACATGATAAATTGTTTTCTTATAGTGGTATACTAATCAAGTTGCCTTTTCTTAGTATCTATATTGGTGAGTTTGAAGAGATCGGTGAACTCATTAAAGGCAACAAACCTACAGGGGAATAACATGCAAGTCAAGTCTGAACGATCTGCACCTTTGCGTATTCAATTTGAACAAGGCTATAAAGCTTTCAGGCACGGATGGATTGTGAATCAATACGATCCAGTATCTGTGGCAGGTAAAGAGTGGCAACGAGGATTTGATCGTGGCTACTTTGATAACATTGAAAGACTCAATGGCTACCAAGCGGTTCGATAAAGAACTTCACGACACCTACGACAAGTTTGGAAGAGATATAGTTAAGAGCTATGTCTCTTCTTTTTGGGGTATGGAAGCTAGAGATAATCCAGATAGGTATGGGATTGATCTGCATCTATATAAAGATGACTTGTTGGTGGGATATGCTGAGGTAGAAGTCAGACTGTCATGGAAAACTGTAGAGTTTCCCTATGAAGATTTAAATGTACCTAACAGGAAAAAGAAGCTTTTAACACAAGAGATGCCTACACACTTCTTCTCAATTAACAAAGATGGTACAGCACTGTTTCATTGCGAAGCTGCTGCTGTGTTAGCTTCAGAAGTTAAAGAGTCTAGAAATAAATATGTCTACCAAGGTGAACTCTTTTACAAGGTTCCTCTTGATAGACTATCTTATGTTGTATTACCTACGACTTGCGAGGCCACCCTTAGCTAAGCCAATTCTCTTGGTGTTACTGGGGTTGGCTGGATCAACAATCTTAAAGTCATTACCAACTAAATCTCTAATATTATTAGCAGCTTTAGTTTGCGTGGCAATCATGTCAGCTACATCTTGTTCACTAAATCCTCTTTCTTTAGATTTAGGAATTGTCTGAAGAGTTTTTAAATTCTTACTAAGTTGTTGCAAAGCTAATGCTTTATCTGTAGCTCCTGATCTTTCTAAAGATAGTGCTAAGTTATCAATGATATTTACATTGCGTGTACTAGCTCTGGTATTTAATCCAGCAATTACTGTTTGATTACTGTCTGTGACAGGTAAAAACCCAGCCTTAGTTGCTGCCTTTCCACCAGTGTGTCTAAATTCATTCTTAAATAAATTCTTTACAGCAGTGTAAGCTTCATAAACATCTTTAGTTTTTTCAGTACCTTGTTTGATATTATCAATTAAAGTAAGGCCATCTTTGTCTACTTTATTTGCCATCTCAAACAGCTTAACATCAAAATGTTTTGTAACTTTTTCTTGTAATCCTAGTGAAGCATATTGTTTTTTAATTTTATCAAAGTCAGTTTTCATTTGAAGTTTTTCACTCTCAACGAAAGCATCTTCAGTTTCTCTATATCCTAAGTTTCTTGGTAGACCCATTGGTCTTGCTATTGTAGGATCTCCTGTAATAGTCTGAGCTATAATGTTCATATCCTTTTTATAATATGCATTTAAAGGAAGATCTACTCTTCTAAATAAATAATCAGCATAAGGTATTTCAGTGTAAGAAATGTTTTTTGCTACTGGACCACCAAAAGCTGGATTACTATAATTAAGTCTAAGATCTCTAGTAAATGATGTAGCACCTACATCAAGTTCAATATGCATCTTATCATCCCCAAGTGTTTGAGGATCAAAGAAACCACGCTTAATTTTAGCAGGTGTTCTTTCTGTAACAGATCCGTGGATTAATATCTCTGGTGGTCTATCTTTATACTGTTCTCTTAAATCGTCTAATTTCTTTTGATACCCTTTAGCAAACTTAGCAAAGTTTTCTACATCTACGGGATTATCAGGATTAAATTCTTTACCTGTTTTAATTCTATAGTCACCCTGTGCTACAGCTATGGCATCTCTCTCAATGCCTTCAAACATAGGGGAGTCTTTGATAGCATTAAAAGATTCTTGTCTTAAACCTTTGATGCTAGATAATGTATCCTTTCTAACTTGCAAATTAGAAATACCATCAGCATTCATTTGCTGCGTAGGGCCACCAAAGCCGGGCTTATTTAAATTTGTATTTGAAATTGGTGTAGTGTAAATAGAAGGGGCTTCCATTGGAAGCTCTGTCTTAATCTCTGGAACCACCTCTGGCTCTACCTTAGGTGGTGGAGTGAAGGTGGCTTCGGCATCTGATACCAGCTTCTCCATCTCAGCATCCACTGGCTTAGGCTCAGACACAGCAGGACTAGCCTTGCTCTTAACAAAAGGCTTCTTAGCAACAGCTTCTTTAACTACTGGTGTAGGAATTATCTCTGCTGGTGCTTCTTTTACTGCAGCCTTAACTGCTGCATCCTGCATCTCTTTTAACAAAGACATTGAACTCTTCATCACAGCAGAAGAACCAACTTCTTTACCAATTTGTTTAGCAGCTAAGCCACCAACTTGATAACCAACAACACCACCAGTAGCTTTCTCTGTTGGTTTCTGTACAGCAACAGCATTTTTCTTCAGATTTTCAGCCAGTTTTAAAGCAACTCCATACTTCTTAAAGTCATCATCGCTTTCAAAAGACTTGCCTATGTTTTGCTTATAAAAATCTAAAGTTACTCTGCGTAATTTTGGAGGAAGAGCTTCAAATTCTTTCTGCTCAATGGGAGGAACTTTCTCCATGTTATAGAACTTTTGAATTGATTGAGCTTTAGCTACTTTCTTAGCGTTACTTTGAAGATCTGATAAAGAATTTGTCAATTGAATTGTTTTACCTTCATCGGTAGCATTCTTATACACATCCATATTAATAATAGGAGTTATAAACTTATCAATGTTGTTAGCCATAAAGCTTCTAGCTTCAGCGTCCACTGTCTTATCACCAGTGGTAGAAAAGATTTTATTAAATGGAATATTTCTAGCTTCAATCTCAGTTTCAATAGCATTCTTTGGCGGCACTAAAGCTAAGCCAGTCATTTGTTTCAATGGTCCTGTGTCACGGAAAGCTGCTTCTGTTCTTGTAGCTGGCTGATACTCAGGCAAAGCTTGCTTCAAGAGTGGTATACCTTTTTGAATGTTCTTGCCAACAGCGGTTAGGAAGGTTCTATCTTCTTCTGGCTTAGTAACATATATGTCTCTAGGCAAAGCTTCATTACTATCAAATGCACTGATGATGTCACTAATCTGATTGAGAGGAACAGTGGCTCTTCCAAGCCAAGCACCAATTAAATCACCTGCAGACCTAGACACTTTGTTAAGTGCTGTCTGATCTGTCTCTTGTTCTCCCCCACTAGATACCATAGAAGAAGCAACTTCTTTAATTCTTTCTAATGATTCTGAAGTTGAGCCAACAGCTTTAAAACCAGTAAGGGCTTCAACCAAATCCATAGCTTTAAAGTCTTCTGGTGTTCCATTACCTATCTTGTAATAGAAGTCAGCCAAAGCAAACGGTACATTCATTGGAAATAGATATTTAATATCTACATTAGTTCCATCATCACTCTTCATTACATTCCAAGGACTGTCTTGATTTTCTTTTCTGTAAGCATAAGCTGCTAACAAAGTAGCCATACCTGTAGCTTGCTGTGCTATTCTTTCAGAGCCTTGCAATAGTAGTTGAGAACCCGCTTCATCACCATTCTTTAAAAGTCTAACACCTTCAATGGCTTCAGCAGCACCCTTACCTGCATACCAAGGGTTGTAATGTTTAGCTGTCCACTGTGTAGCATTAACTAAAAAACGAGCAAAAGGAAATACTGCTGTACTAATTGGTCTTGCTGCTTCTACACCTTTAACAAAGGCTAAGCCCATTCCCTCAGTAGGTGTCTTACTGAATGTGAATGTAAGGGCATCATCAACACCTTGTCTCAATACATCAATAGGAATGTTTTTATCTTGTGCAATTAGATCAACTAAATTAAGACCAGTCTTCCTGAGGTTGTTATCAATAGAAGCTGAGAAGATAGCTCTTCTTACATAGTTATCCATTATCACAGCAGGTGTATTTAAGATACGGATAGGGGCTATGAGGTCTGAGTTCTTCATGTCTTCTGCTGTAGCTAACATCTTGCTCATCAGCATTGGATTGTTCTTGAGGGCTTCTTCTGTTATCTCTCTTGATAGATCGCCCTGTCCTAGATAAAAGTAACCACTTACAGTGTCATCAATAACACCATTAAACCCTTTGCCAATGTCTCCAGCCACAGGAGATCCACGCATCTTTCCAGCTATCTTTCTTCCTGTATTAAAGATAAGAGACTCAAGACCTTCCTCTGCTGCACCATAAGTTAAGTTTGTACCAACACCAAAGGCATTACGCATAACTGTACTCATGTTGGTTGTCATGGCTGTAATCATGTTTCTATCAGCCTTGTCAATCCATCCTTTGAAGGTCATCATTGGACCAGCTACTGGATCTTTCTTACCAAACAAAGCATCAACTGCTTTAGATGCTTCTGGATCTACCTCTTTCATCTTGTTAAGCATTCTGCTAATAACAGACTTGCTTTGCAATGTACGAGCAGCATCACTGGTAGACACACCATACATGGAAGAGAACTTCTTCAGAGCATCTTCATCTAAACCAGCAGCCGAAAGCCTTGTCATAAAATTAGGCAAGTCAGTACCAGCATCTGCCATTGATTGCTTGATGACATTGTCAGGAAGCTTATCAAAACTATCTAATGTTCTTTGAACAGCTTCAAATGTTTTCTCTCCTGCCTTAGGAGCATATTCTGGTATCTGTTTCCAAATGGAAGCAGCAATAAGATCAGCTTGCTTATCAATAGAATTCTTTACCTGCATCTGTGCAATGCTAGTAGGTGATCCTTGCATGTCTAACAAGTCACCACCATCATAGATGTTTGTTGTAGTGACAGACACATTGTCAGCAGCTTCATCACCAGTTAATGTGGTTGGTTTCTTAGATGTTGCTAGTTGTTGCTTTCTGGCATCAGTTAAATCTTTAAGTGTTAAGTTGTCACCCTTAAGAAACTTTGTACCTTTTGTAGCAGCAAGTAAAAGAGGAGCAGTTTCTAACAAACCAAAAGGAGCTTGAATAACTCCCATTGTTAAGGCTTCTGAAACACTAATACCTTTATCTACTTTAGCTTTTAATGCTTCTAATTTAGGTGCTAATTTATCTTGATCTTCTTGCGGTAAAGTTGAAAGAATCTTATCCATCTCTCTAGCAGTGGCATCAGCTACAGCCAGTTCTCTTTTTTGTTTAAAGGTGTTGGTGATAGTTCCACTAGCACCTTCAAACACCGCTGGAGCTGCTGCAGCAGTAGCTCCAATCTTTGTTGTTAGTGCTTTTTTAATACCCATCTTAGCAGCTTGTTTACCCACAATATTTACAGCCACCTTACCTACACCTAAGCTGCCATAAGTTAAAGGATTTGACAGCATAAGACCAGCATAGTCTTTGAATGCTGTTAATAAGGATTGACCTCTTGGATCTAAGAAGGAAGCTGTGTTCTGAAAAATGTCATAAGCTTCACCCGCTTTAACAACATCTTCAGGTTTAGAATTATTAATCCATTCCTGTTCTGATGTATATTTTATAGGATTGGGATCTTCAGTGACACTTCTTATGTGACTAACAACCCTGTCTATATATTCCTGTGGACTTTCCTTTTCTTTAGGAAGACCATTCTTACCAAGACGAGCACCACCATAAGCTGTTAATTTATTTAACAACTCTGGGTTTGTATACAAGTCTTTGTATGCATATTGAGCAGCTTCTTCTTCCTTAACCTTAACTGCTCTTTCCTGTAATGCTACAGCTCTTTGTTTAGGAGCAGCCAAAGCTGGCTTAGATAAGTCTGCTGTCTCAGCAGCAGCTATTCTTTCTCTTTGCTGTGGCGTAAGAGGAAGAGCCTCTGATGTAGAGGCTTGAGTTTGTTGTGTAGGTGCAGATGGGCGTGGAGGAAGCTTCTGTAAAGCTGCAAACATATCCTCTTGAGACATGCCATCTGGAAACTCTACAGGGCCATATCCTTTTACATCAATAATCTGTGCCATTACTTATTTCCATGTTCCTGTATCTGGATCGTACCTAGCTAGGGGTATTACTGATTGTGGTGCAGCAAATCTAGGAGGCATTGCGGGTGTGACTGCTGCTGCTGGTGCAGGTGCTGCAGGTGCAGAAGCTGGTCTAGGACCACCTAAACGAGGGCTACTTGCAGCGGGTGCGGGTGTTTCACCTCCACCACCATAGTTAACTTTAGGATTAACAGCATTGCCATCTTTATCAAACTGAACACCAGCAGTCATTAATGCATTCTTATGCATTTCAGATTTAGGCTTACCGTTGATAGTCATCTCTTTAATCAACACTTCTCTACCAGCAGACTGGCCTTTAGCTGCCTTGTCTGAGGAGGCTAAGTCTTTAATTTCAATGTTAGTTGTACCATCAAAATTAGTTGTTGTAATAAAGCTACCGGGTGGTAGGTAGTTCTTAAGCGTAGACTCCATTGTTTTAGAAGCAGCAACAATAAGGTTGGCCTGAGAAATCTTATCAGCGTCTGTCTTAACATTCGTAGTAGCAGGATTAGCCACAAGCTTCTGCCATCTTTTAAGTTCAGCTTCCATTTCAGCAGCTTCCTTAGGCTTACCTTCTTTTTGTAGCTTGATAACTTTGTTAGCATACTCAGCTTCAATTATATTTTGTGTCTTATCTTTCTTTTCGCCAAAATCTTTAATGAATGTAATATGACCTAAGTTAGCAGCAGCTTTAGCTTGTTCATCTTCTGTACCAGTTTGTCTAGCAGCGAGCATAGCAACTTGTGCATCAGACTCAATCTTCTTGAAGTCTGGTTTGTCTTTAAGCTTAGCATAGTCAACTTCAAGAAGTGCTGGGAATGACTTAGAACCTTTAGCTGCACCAACATTGTACAATTCTTCAGCACTAACACCATACTTAGCAGCAGCGTTTCTAATCTTAGTTACATTATTACCATACACCATCTTATTCAAGAAGCCATCTTGTTTGCTAGAAGCAGCCTTTTCAAACTCAGCAGCATCCATCTTAGCCACTTTGCCATATTGATTAACATAGTCATTGAAGGTCATCCCCTCAGGTATGTTACCTGCTGCTTTAATGAATGACTTAGACAGTCCTTCAAGCTTCTCAGGATTCTTTCTAAATTCTTCAGCGATAGATTTAGCTGTAGGTAAATCAGAAGCAAGAGCAATAAGCTCCTTCTCATCTAAAGGACCATCAGCAAATTTAAAGGAACGAAGAGAACCTACTGTTTCTCTAATCTCTTCCTTCTTCTTATCTGTTTCTTTTCTGTACTCAGCATAGTTGTGGTACATGTTTTTAATACTCTCTTTAATCTGAAGAGAGTTTTCTTTTTCTCTCTCTTCGATTAATTCTGTAGCACCTTTAGCAGCACCACCAAGAAATGAACTAAGTCTAAATGCCATTATGCTACTCCTTTAGCCATTAAACCTTTACGCTCTACAATAGCTTCAGGACTCTTCTTTACTTTTTTCTTTGCTTCATCAATCAATTGCTTAATGATTGCAGGATTCACAGTGTTTTTCTTACCTGCTTCTTCAGCAGTTACTGTGTACATAACATCATTCAAATCTGCTATTGTCTTAATAATTTCTACAATGATTGGTGTCACTAAGAAACCTGTATCAACAGTGTGGTAGCCCTTCATGATAGATGCCTTCACCATTGTATTAACAATAGTAAGAATGGGTATACCCTTCTCAAGCAAAGACATCAACTCAAAAATAGCTTCTGGATTGTTCAGCTTATCAGAATAGAAAGAAGCTACATCATCTATAGTGACATGCTGAGGAGGCTGCTCCCAAGGACCACTACCCGGCTCAATCGTTAATGATTGACCGGGGATAGGTGCAGTAAACATAATATCATCTGTCATTCATCAACTCCTCTTTTTGTTTTCTAATTGCTGCCATGTAGTTGGCTACTTTAGCAAATACATCTTTAGAAGAAGATGTTGATACCTCTGATTCTGTAGATGTTTTAGATAACAAACCTTTACCAGTATCTTTTTTTGGTTTAGACAGTTTAGCATTTGCCATACCATCCAATTTACTATAATAGTTTTTAAAGTTTTTCATAGATTATCCAAGTAGAACACGGGCAATAAATCCACCAATGGCTGCTGAGCTATCACCATCTGCTTTAATATTTGCACCTTGAATTGCAGCAGCAGCAGAAATCTCTGAAGCAGCAAGAGTGGTTGCTCTATTAGCATCATTCTCAGCAGATTGCCAAGCATGTGTTACAGCATCACGATACATCTGTATCTCATTATTATATTCTGTCAAGGACATCTGCTGTGAGAGCTGAGCATTCTGTAGATTTATTAAATTAATAGCTGCTGTGTTAGCTGTAGAAATTTCTCTCTGCCACTGAGCATTAGACTGATCAATAACCAATCGTTGCTGTGCATTGAATTGTTCTCTTTGATTAGTAACTTCAGCATTAAACTTCTTAACAGAGTTTGCTTGGTCAACTTTAAATTGTTCCATACCATTACTCTGTGCAGAATTAAACTGACTTACTTGTGAAGCTAGAGTAGCAAAGAATTGATTTGTTTGGTTTGTACTACTAGCATTAAATTGTTTAGCTGCATTTTCTGCAGCAGTATCAGACAAAATAGCTTGTGCTGTAAGCTGTGCTTTTAGAACAGTTGTTTGTTGTTCATAAGAAAGATTGGTTAGATCCATCTGTAAAGCAGACTGAGCATTAACTACAGCAGCTTGCTGTCTGTTATTTAAACTAGCTGTTTCAAGTGTAGCTGTCTGTGCAAGCTCAGCCATGAAAGCAGCCTGTCTACTATTCAAATTGGCTAAGTCTACAGACTGAGCAAGCTTTGCATTCTCTAAAGCCACTTGTTGCTTAGCATTAAAGTTTAAGTTGGCAATTTCAGAAACACGGGCAGCATTAACAACACGGGTCTGAAAGGTTTGATCAAACTCTTGACCTAAGAAGGTAGCTCTTTGTTGTGCTGTAAGTACAGCTATCTGTTGTTTGTTAGACAGGTTTTGTATACTCACCTGTTGATATATAGCAGCATCAGCAGAAGCAATAGGAAGAGCTTTCTCCATAGCAGCCTGTACCAAAGCAGCACCAGCCAAGCTAGAAGCACCTAAGCCCCTAGCCGACATCTCTGCTGTCACTGCTCTCAACGCACCAGCAGCCCAAGGTGGCGGGTTTTTTGCATCAAAATCTTTAGTGAGTTTAGCAAGCTGTCCTTGTACAGTCATGTCTGCAATGACAGTTCCTTCTTCAGCTTTAGCCTTAGCCAACTCTGTAGCCACCTTAGTCATATCTACAGCAGTACCAGAAACTTTCTCAGCTTCTGATATTACTCGCTCTGGTACTACAGTTACTTTTTGAGCAGTGGTAATTTGTTCTGCTCTGTCAGCAGCACCAGCCAAAGCTGTTGTAGTATCTTCTTCTGCTTTTACTTTAGCTGCTTCAGACAAAGTGTCTACAGCAGGAAGAAATGTAGCAAGCTTAGTAGTTAAAGATGCAAGAGCAGCATCTGCAGTCATTGTTTCTGGTTTTACAGTAGTGGGGGGCGTTGCTAATGTAGCAGCAGCAGGAGTAGTTCCGTCAATAGTACTTACAGTTCCAGCTCTTTCATCTGTACCAATCTTTTGAGCTTCAGTAGAATCAATAGTTGCAATTGATGCTACTTGAGCAGCATCGCCAGCCTGAGGAACGCCCGTAGCTGAGTAAGTAACACCTCCACCAGTCTGTGTTGCAGCAGTTCTTGTAGTTAAAGCTGCTGCTGCTTCTGCTGTAGATAGAGTTACACCCGGTGCTCTTGTAGTACCCGGCACTGTTGTTACAGGTGCTGGTGTTGTTGTTATTACACCTCTGGTTGTTACTGGTGCTGGTGTTGTTGTTATTACACCTCTAGTTGTAGTTGGTATTGGTGTTGTTGTTACTACGCCTCTAGTTGTAGTTGGTATAGGTGTTGTTGTTACTACACCTCTAGTTGTAGTTGGTGCTGGTGTAGTTGTAACTAATGTAACAGTAGCTGTAGTAACAAAAGGAGCAGTCGTTGTAGGCGCAGGTGTAGTTGTTACTGTAGTTGGTGTTGTAGTTGGTGGTGATGTAGTATTTGGGACAGCCGCATCATATGCATTTTGTACTGCTGTCAGGTCAAGTCCAGTAGCTCTTGATAAGTCTCCTGTACTAATGCCATATCTATCCATCTCTGTTCTAATAGCATTATTATCCAAACCTGCTGCAACTGCATTGTTGAAAGCCTCTACAATGTTATTATAATAAGTGTCTACTGACATACCATTAGCTAAAGCGTAAGAAAGACCAGTAGATTGTCTTTCCTCTAACTGTTGATTATAATAATAGTCTCCATCATACGCATTAGATACATTACCGCCCACAGCATAGCCTCTAGGTTTCATCTTAACCAAGCCACCCTTAGCCATACGCTCAGCAAACTTACCAGTGATGGAAGCATACTTAGCCTCTAGCGCAGGAGAAGACGCAAGGAACTCATCAAAGCCCTGCATGGGTCCGTCATAGCCTAGCTTTCTAGCTACAATCTCTTTTTGCTGTGATGTAAAATCTTTCATATATTTCTTGGTTTCTCTATTGCTTCAGTTAAATAAGCAAGCATATCTCTGTTATCTCTAAGTAGTGCTAACACTCCTACAGCCAAACAATACACTTGTCTCTCTGACAGTTTTAATTGGAAGCAGTCGTCTATAGCGTGTATACATTCATGTAACAATGTATCTGCCTCCGCTAAGGGGTGCTGACCAGACTTTATTTTAATTGCATAATCGTCATAGTTGTACTCTCCCAGTTGTTCTGGGAATACATCTACAACCCTAATCGGCATCCTCTTTATT